CGAGAACGTATCCAACCCTGTCCTTCCCTTCTCTCAATGGTTGAGGTAGGGTCGACTGGCGAAGTTCACGAGGTCTGGTCACGGTATGATCCCGAGGATCTGAGAACGGCGTTTTTAAAATACGTCGAACTCGGATATTCCGAGGGTTTCAATCCGTTGGCCGAACCCGTTCCTCTTTGCGAGCCGTTTAAGGTTCGTGTAATTACGAAGGGGCCCTGCGGGGCCTACTGGGTGGCAAAGGGTTTCCAGCTGAAATTGTGGACTATGCTTAAGTCCCATCCGACTTTTAAATTGGTCGGTCAGCCGTGTTCCGAGGAAATTGTAGATGGTTTCCTTGAGAAATGTGGACCCCTAGACTATTTCATCTCTGGCGACTATGAAGCCGCGACAGACAATTTAGATCCAGACTTAACAGATTTTGCTTTTTGCTTTATCTGCCAGAGGCTCGGTATCTTCCCTTCGAGGGAGATGCGTCAGTGCCTCACGGGCCATCGTCTTCGCTACGAATGTGGCGAATTTGATCAGCAATGGGGGCAGCTCATGGGCTCCCCGTTAAGTTTCATCATATTGTGTATCCTAAATGTCGCGGCCAGCCGCCTGGCTCTTGACCCCCAATTGCGGACCCCTCTTCGGGATCTTCCGCTTTTGGTCAACGGGGATGACATCATAATGGGCATGTCATTGAAACAATACGAAGATTGGAAGGCAGTTACACGTCAGTGTGGTCTGTCCTATTCTGTCGGGAAGAATTACAAATCCCGACGCTTCCTAGTGATAAACTCGGAGTTATATCGAGTTGATAGGAAGGATTTCTTCGGGGAGGAGGTCCGACTATCGAGATTCATCCCATTCGTCAATCTAGGACTGATGAAGGGAAAGAACCGGCAGTCGGGCTCGACCCGTTTGTTTGGTGGCGGGGAGTTTGTCTCGGACCTCTCAGGATTGGCTCACGCATTCGTGCGTGGGTTTGAGCCAGAGTTCCAGGATCGACTCCTGTCCCGGTTTATTCAACATAACCGAGATGAGTTGGATAAGCTGCCTCCCGGGATGTCGTGGTTTTTACCACGCCAGTCCGGGGGTTATGGTCTCCCCTTGACTCGGGAACCATGCGTCTCTAAAGAGCAACTCAAGTTAGCAGCCTTTGTCCGAACAGGTCAGGGCAACCTAATGCTCAAACATGTAGAATCCGACCCCACTCTTAAGTCATTATCCTCCGAGGAGGACGACCTTATGTTGCGCCTTGGCGCGACATGGGATGAGGGGGGGATAGGAGACTCTATTGGGCTGATGCGGGTCAATTGGCCCGCCCTTGAGAGAGAGACGACTGCTGAAGAGCAGCTGAAGACAGTTGTAACAAATTTTTCGACCTTGAGGGGACGCGCG